GTTCTTTCGAACGCCACGATCCGCTAGCACTTTTGCGGGTGGTTTGGGTTTTTGATTGGACAGTACCTTCTCTTTTTGACAAGAGAGAAAGATCGTATATACCGATCGATGTGTTTTAATTCATCGATGATGTATAGAACAGATGTATGACTGTCTTTAGGAAATAAAGGATAAGATGTAAACATCTCTCTACACCGCTCATCAAGATTGCTCTTGAATTACTAGCATAGCGATCCATGAAGGATCTCCCATAGTCCCTAACCCTCCGTAGTACCGACCCTTTTAGGGCTACGTACGTGTGGAGGTAGGTAGGTTGGATAAATGAACTGCCGTCCCCTGAAAAGGGAACAGCGGAATCTTAAAAACTATTTATAAATACTATGAAAACCAAAAATACTAAACAAATTAATATTCTGGCCTTCAAAAGTAAGTATCAATCAGTTTCTAAGATGTTCACCATCAGAGAGTCAATCTCTAGATCGCTATCCGTTCCGTTACGTCAAATTATGAATTTGTCGTTCGGGCGGGTCGCGAACCTAGCTAGCAAAGTTAAGGTCACTTCGGATTTTCTCGCGCTAATACTGAAGATTAAGAAGAACCACGGAGACGACTTTACAATCAAGTGATTGAAAGCCTGCTACGTGTCTCTTCAAAAATCTTTGGGAGGCGATCATCTCAGTAGCCTAAGAGAGCTAGAACCCAAGTTACCTCTTCCTAGATTGATCAACGGTATTCCGGCTATTATTAAGTCGAAAGATCGTGACAATATAAGAAAGGGTCACAAGGGTACTATTATTTACTGATCGTCACTGTTTTCAATTTATAGAGTTTTAAAATGCTCTTATAAGTTAAAGACAGCATCAATAACTGATCCTTTCTGCGGTGATCAGGATTGATTTGACGGTTTTCTGAGTTCATACCGATTTAGCGTTTATTTTAATCGCTTATCGGGATTTGCTCAGCTAGTAAAGAATAGTAATCTAGCTCCAAGAAAAATCAAACTCCTTAGATCAGCATCTCCGTCCAATTCAGTATCGTGACACGGTATAATAACCGATGCGACGTGTATTGTTTCAGACGAGAAGATGTTCTCTATTGTTTCGCGTTATCTAGATTCCATACAATCATTAGGGTGAAATACCCAATGATTTTTCGAAAAACTAGATGAGCTAGCAACCTTAGGACTAAGACTGAACCCGTATTCCGCATTGAAATCTAAGATTTCAATGGTTGGAGAGTACGGTCAGTTTTCACTAAAGGAGGAGGCAGCAGGGAAACTTAGAATTTTTGCATTAGTTGATAGTATGACACAAAGTCTTCTATCACCTTTGCATGATTTTATGTTTTCACTACTGCGACTTATCCCTAACGACGGAACCTTTGACCAAGAGGCCTCAATATTGAGATCTCGTGACAAAGCTCTGGCGGCAGGGAAAGCCTTTTCGTTTGATTTATCTTCGGCTACCGATAGATTACCTGTGAAATTGACAGAAAAGATTCTTTCAAGAATCTTTTCTGACGATTTCGCAGCCTCGTGGGTCTCCTTAATGACTGATAGAGAATTTTATTTCTCTAGAGCCGTTCAGGAGAAGTACGGGGCCCCTCCAGCTCTAAAGTACGCCGTAGGACAACCTATGGGTGCACTTTCGAGTTGGCCAGCATTGGCGTTAACTCATCATTGGATCCTCCAATACTGTTCTTCCGAAATCGGTAGGACAGGTTGGGAGACTCAATATGAGATCCTCGGGGATGACTTGGTGATATTTGATTCAGCATTAGCTGATCAGTATCTCCTTGTCGCTAGAAAATTAGGGGTTGAAATAAATCTTAGTAAATCAATTTCATCTCCTAATATTCCGGCCTTTGAATTTGCCAAAAGAACAATCTTAGGTAAGTTCAATGTTTCTCCAATACCTGTGAAACAGCTGTTATCAAACCATACGAATTCTGAAAGAGTAATGAATTTACTTACTTTCTTAACTCGTGGTTTGGTTACATCTCGATCTTTACTAGGTATTGTCCTTTCTAAATTTGGTTCTTGAAAAATCCTTAATAAAAAGGATGAAATCAAGACTCCTTTATTAGCCACTCTTGGGGTTTTACATTCAATGAATGTAATTCCGCACCGATGGTTGGTAGAGGCCCTTATCGATCCCAAACGGGATATCGAAAACTTGAAGGATTTTAAGATCCCTCAAGAAGGAACTATCAAATTAATAGAGGAGTGTGGACGGAAAATCAGAGGGGAACTTCAGAAGGAACTTTCCTATCCTTTCTCGAAAGAGGAGGATAGAAAAGAGGTCTATGATGATTACTCTGTGGAGTTCGCGAATGTAATAGCAAATACTGCTTATACACAAGCAAAAGTCCTAGAGAGGGATCATCCTAAGATCATTTCTTCTGAATCTCTCAATCTATATCTGCCAGGTAAAGTAAACTTTTCTGAGGACCCAACATTAGCATCTGCTATTGAGGGTTTCTTTGATGATCTCCTTTATTCTGACGGGGCCTTTGATGTAGCAGAACTTGTTGATTCAATAGAGTCAAACAAGAAATTCTATTATCGAAGACTTGATATAGATTCAGCCTTAGAAATTGATAATCAGGTACAGAGATTCATCTTTAACTTTAATCTTTCTCCTAAGGAGCAGAATTTAGTTACCGATGACTCTGCACCGATTATTAAAGTGATTGCAAAGATACTAGGAGGTAAAACTTCTAGATATCTTTCTATCACTCGGCCGAGCTAGCACCTGATCAGGTTATGATCGATGTGTGCATTTTGGGAATAGTCCTAAGTTGAAAC